ACATATACGTTGGCAGTGACGTTTGAAGCACTGTAGTTTGCCAAACTCAAAAATGTCACGGCGGTGTTGCCCGAGCTCACATAAGTATTGGCAATTGAAATTGTTACGTTTGCAGTTGAAATTGGCATTGATATTCCTTAAAGTATGATGCTCAACAATTTGGCTTTGTTGTAAGCAACTAATTCGTCATTGGTAGCACTGGTGATTGCATATAATCCCGACCCACCGGGTCCTGTGGCATTGTTGTAGATTACCACTGAATTGGCCACAGAGCTTGGGGGAGTTCCTACGTTGCCCAATGTTTGAGATCCTTGCAGGGTCAGCACATTGAGAGCTTTGTTAAAAGTTAAGTTAGCAGTGGCACCAAAACTTCCGCCATCATTGAATTGAATTTGTGTGTTGGCGCCCGACACAGTAGCATTACCAGTTGCAATATTGGCATAAGCAGCAACTGGTGATCCATCAATATTAACACTGCTGCTGACTTGCCATGTATTGGCAGCAACATCAAATCTCAAACCTGCATAACTACCAGTTCCTTTGGTTGCAACCAAGCCCATGTCAGACACAGTGCCAGTGTTGTTGGCAGCCACAATGATAAATGCATCGTTGACTGCAATATCAGTGACGTAGGTAATGTTGCCGGCAACATTCAAGTTGCCGTTGACGTTCATTGTTCCGGCCCATGTTGCATTGCCTGAATCATACGGCCCTAAGTTGATTGTGTAATCACCACTGGTTGTTTTTACGGTTGCCATTTAAAGATCCTTCACATTATTTATCCGCTCTACAAAGCGTTCCAGCGGCAGGTGTTCCATATTTCGAATGCCATCAAGTTCTGTTAATCTTGCTGTGGTTCTTCCACACACTCTAACAAACTTGATTTCTGCAAATTCACGACAAATGTGTTGTATTTGTTTGATCCAGTTTCCGGTGTAGGTTGGGCTGGAGCCTGTTTCTTTGTAAAATTCTGTGCCGGCATACAAATTGTTGAATTTTTTATTTTCAGTTGGACCCATGTCAAAGCCCAGCATGTATATTTTTTTGTGCTGCTCCAGTGCTGCCAAGGCCACTGCAACTGGTCCTGAACTGTAGCCAAAATAGGGTTTGGGTATGATCAATGCACCAGAATCAGGACCTGGACGCCGAGTATAAAATTTGTTGTTTTTTGCATAATCTGTTGATTCAATGTGTGCAGCAATGGGACGATCGGTGGCCACCAACACATCGGGCGTGAAATCTCTAACCAAGGCATTGCATCCATAAACAGAGCCAAACTTTTTTAAGTCGTGCAACGGCATGCCATTGCGGCTTTGTCCGTTGCCCAAAACAAATGCTATGCTCATTAAAAAACCTCCCAGTATATAGCTGAGAGGTTTTTGGCTTGGGAAAAATTACAATTAAGAAGTGTAATTTTCCACGATTGCCAAGGCAAGAGTCGAATTGTCTTCGGATCCACTCTTGGTAGCAGTTCCTTCGTCTGTGAAGAAGTTGCTCAAGTATTGGCCTTCGCCTGAGTAAACAACTGGACCTACGTTGTTGCCACCATCTGCATAGGTAGTCAACGAATCACCAGCAGCATTCTGGAAAGTGCTCCAGTTCAACAGATACTTGTTGGTCAGCTTGGAGATAGCAACTTCAGTTGAGTCACCGGTAAAGTAACTGATGCTCATCAATCCAGCTGTTGGAGTCAAATCGCTGGTCAGCACGCAAACACCAACTTCTTGAGCTGTGCCCGAGGTACCTGGGCCGCTGGCAGCAACTGTGGTAAAAATTGTACCAACAGCAGCACCAGCAGGTGCACCCATGCTCTGCCATTCAGTATCGCCCAGGGCTGTTATTCTCAGAGCAACACCTGCAACAGCGTTAGCAGGATCGATACTGGCAGTGGTAGCTACCAAATACTTGTGACTGCCTTTTTGACGCAGAATTACACCAGGTGTTTGACCACTGTAACTGTTGGTAATGAATACTTCACACTTTACAATTGGAAAAGTTGCGCTTAGTGCAGCACTTTTTGCTCCACCAACAACACCATAGAATTGATTGCTGTTCAATGTGTCAGCAGAATTATAAACTGGATCTGTCAAGCTACCAAAGTTTGGATAGCCTTGATCTACTGGCACACCAGCAGCGGGTTGATTTAGTGCACCTGCATCACCGTAAGTGATACCTTGAGCAGTGCCGAATTTTTGAATTTTGAGTGGTCTTCCCATTTGATTTCTCCTTATAGAAGTCCGATGTGGGTTCTATCCACTACGCGGTGGTATCCGCATAAAACGCAGAATTACGTTAATTTTATTTATAACAAGATGTTCTTTTTAATAACCCATGACATATAAACAGCGTATAATGTAAACCTGTGTCCAATTGCCACAGTTATGTTAAATATCAATTTATTAAGCAATATCAAAGGTCGTTAAACTTATATTATCTGGCCCGCACCTCTCCTGAATTGACCGAACTGGATGTGCGAGCATTTTTATGACCAGTTGACTCAACAAAAAAGGCCCCAAAGGGCCTTTTTGTGCTTTAGTAATCCTATTTGGATTAGCTGAAAGACAGGTTCGAAACAGCGATCTCACCCAAGTAGTCAGCTGCGTTACCGAAGCTGCTTGCGGTGTTGGTAAGCTCGATGTAACCATAACGGGTCATAAAGCTTACGACTGGTTCGAAGGTTGTGGGATCAAGCACAACACCAGAGCTCATTAGAGGAATGTATGGGCAGTAGAATGCTGCGGCATCAGCCTCGCTTGAACCTTTGTAACCAACCAGCACAGGAGTGGTGTCAGCAGCATAGCTGTCAACAAACACACGCATTGCGCCGTTCAGTGTTCCAACAAACTTGGTGTTTGTGGGAGCTTCGAAGGTGCCTTCTGTAGTGCGAGCAAAAGCAGAAGTTGTTGCAGACTGCAGAACAGTCAGAGCAGCTGAAGAAACAACAGCCCAGTTACCTGCGCCACGACGTGTGCGCTGTGCAATCAGGTTAGCAACACGATTGATCAGAACAGCTAGAGCAGCGTGTTCGTCACCAACGAATGTAGCAGTACCGGAAACAGTAGCTTGGTTGTATGTGAACTCAGTAGCAGCCAGTGTGCGCAGGCTCAGCAGGATCTCTTGGTCGATTTCAGCTGTGATTTCTTGTGCCAGAGCGGCCATGATTTCAGCTTCAACGTCGATACCGTGCATGGCTTGAGCGTCTTGGGCACTTTCAAATGTCCAACGAGCTTGCAACTTACGGGTCTTGGCTTCAACAGCTTGCTTCAGGATCTGAATGCTGATCTGCTTACCGCCAGTGCCTTCCATCACTGCTGTGTTACCACCGGTGTAGGCAGTAGCAGTGCTGGTGTTCTGAGGAACAGTAGAATAAGCCTGAGCGATTGTGAATGGGCTCAGTGCTTCCTGGCCAGCTGTAACGCTGGTTGCGGCTGCGCTTTCGTCTGTCAGTGACTGAGCATAGCGAACACGCAGAGTGTGGATCTGTCCAACAGGACCGGTCATGGGCTGAACGCCAACCAACTCGTTAGCAATAACGGTGGGCATAACACGACGGATCACTGGCAGAATCACACGGTTCAGTGTGGCGATGTTGCCAGAAGCAGTTGAACCAGAACTTGCGTTCTCTTTCAAATACTTACGAGTGTTCTCAAGGATAACACCCATGCTATTGCGCTTGGTGCCAGAAAGGCCTTCCATCAAGGCTTCTTTGGTCTCGCCCCAGCGGCTTTCAAGTAGTTCTTGTGACATTTAAGTCTCCTTTTCTTTCTTTTTAGATACCTGCCAGGCGCTTGAGTTCAAAGACGTTGCTTGTGGACGCATCATCTTCCTGCACTCTAGCGGCAGTTTTATCGCCAGTGACTTCAGAGACACTTTCAGCAATCACTTTTGTAGCTTTTGCTGGTCGGTTGTCTGCTAATACAGCTGGTAGATATTTTTCAAAAGCAGATTTCAAACGGCTAGTTTGAACGCTTTCGAGCAAATTACGCATGACTTCTTGCTTTTCCTTGTTTAAGGGACGCAGTAGTTCGCCCAGAGTGTTGTCACGCTCATTGGACTCACGGATCACACGCAGTTCGCGTTCTTTACTTTCAACCAGTGTTTTGGCACGGTATGAAAGTTGGATGGCTTCGTCGAGTTTGCGTTCTTTTTCAGCAATGATGTTGTGCAACTTGCGAACTTCGGCCTTCTCATTGAGATGAGTAGAACCAAATTCTGCTGCATATGCTTCAAAAATACGACGTCCAAAGTTGTTCTCACGAGCAGCTTGGATGTCTTCCTTCAACTGACTAAGTTCAGCCTTCAAATGCTTGCTAACAGCTTGGGTCATCTTGTCGGCACTTTCTTTGACGAAACGTGCTTTGAGACTTTCCAACTTGGCACGAGCTTCGCTGACCAACTTGACTTTGGTGTTAACCAAGTCTTGTTTGTCTTGAGCAAATTCACGAATCTCGCGTGCAAGAGCGTGCACAACAAATCCTTCGAGTTTTTCGAGGCCTTCATTGTGTGCTTTGCGGTCTTTGCGCAGTTCGCCTAGTTCCTCAGCTAACTTAGTTACTAGGAAGCCGTTGAACTTCGTAGCACTTTCAGTCATCTTTTGTTGGAACTTGACACGATCTTCAGCTAGCTGTGCTTTTTCAGCAGCAACTGCTTGGATCTCTGTGTTGAGACCTTCTGTTACCATGCGATCCAGGGCTTCCACCATCACTTGTTTGTCATGTTCGTAGCGTTGTGCAAATTCCTCGCGGAGTTCTGCACGAGCCTGTTCACGAGCCTCATTGAGCTTGGCTTCCCAAGCTTCAGTGATCTCTTGACGAGTTTCCTCGGTGATCAGGTTGCTATCTAGTAGTGGTTTGATTGCGTCTAGCATCAATTTCTCCTTAGATCTTGAGATCTTTGATGAGCTTGACTACTTCGCTCTTCAAATATCTCTCTACCCTGTTGTCCTGGCCTGCTTCCTTGGCAATCTCCACCAGTCTATGTCCATACTTCATGTTCATGAGTCCTTCATAGATGGCTTTGGGATATGCGTTTGGTGCGCTGGGTTGGGCAACCACATCAACAGTGACTATTTCAAAGTCACTGACATGTCCTGTTCTGTCGTCGACATTTCCTGATCCACGACTTGAAACACCAAGTTTTACACCCGAATCCAGCATGGTTTTGACCAGCATTCCCATGGGGGTGGGCAATAACTTGAGTTTTCCGTATCCTACTGAACCTTCGCACCACATTTTTTCAATCATGTGGCTCACGCGGTCCAAGTTAATCTTGAGATCATCGGGGTGATCAACTTCACCTAGTACCGAATGACCTTCAACAATCTGAGTGTTGATATAATCAACAGCACGTCGTATTTCGTGGCCAGGGTAAATACGCTCGTTGGCATTGCGTTTATCTCCTTCAATGAAGATACCCTGCATGCCATAGAGCTTTTTACCAGATCCATCAGCAGCATCCTCGAGCACCAGTTCGCACTGGGCTTGAGTGAAGCTGAGATGTTCTTTTAGATACTGAGCCATATCTTACGTTTAACCTTTGGGGAAAGGTGTGCGAGCATTTACACCAGCTTCTTGTGTGGTCACTGGCTTGGGTGCTGCGGTTTTAAATGCCTTGCTGCCTGCGTCTTGAGTTGGGGTTACACCAACGTCTTTGGCTGTGGGTGCTGCACGGCCTTTTTCTTCGCCGCCTGCGGCGTGAACTGGTTTGGCTACAGCGCCTCGGGCACCACTGTTAGCAGCAACAACGGTCTTCTTGTTTACAGAACCTTCTTCAGAAGTAGTTGGCTTTGGAGCAGCTTTGAGGTCAATGCCTTCGGCTAGTTCAAACTCTTCTTCGCCTTTGACTTCGCCTGGCTCCTTGAACTCTTCGGTGTCGTCCATTTCTAGTTCGTCACCACCAGCAACACCCATGTCGGTGTCTTGTTCATCGCCCATCATGGCTTCAAAATCGGCCATGAGCTCGTCCAGCTTGTCTTCTAGGTCGATCACGCGATCTTCAAGCTCGGCAGAATGTCCTTCTTCGCCGTCTTCGCCTTCTTCCATCATGCCAGTTTCTTCAACTTCGACTTCGTCCATGAAATTTTTAGCTGCACTGCCACTGCCGCCCATTTCTTCAACGTCGTCTATGCCTTCTTCGAGACCCTCGTCTTCTTCAAGTTCCTCGTTTTCTTCAAGCTCTTCTTCGTGCTTGGCTTCTTCGAGTTCGTCGGCTTCCTCTTGCATGAGGTTTTCATAAATCTCGCGGCTCTTTTCTACAACGATGTCATGGAATAGTTCGCGAGCTTTTTGCTCTTCATCATTGATCACATATTCGATCAACTGTTCAAATTTCGATGTCATATTCTTCCTCCGTAAAGTATGGCTCGTAATTTTATTTACATATAATTAGAAATATTGGGTGTTTACAAGTGAAAAACTGCCTAAAAAGGCAGTTTTTTTTATTTTTTACAGCACAGGTGCTGCTGGTGGCGGAGCATACTGTTTTCTTATCAATGCAAGTTTTTCTTTGTATTCGAATGTTCTCACATCGTTCATCATTCTCAGCTTACGCAGTTGCTTCAAAGTCAAGTGAGTTTTGCGCAAATCACCATAGGTAGGTTGGCTGTTGTCTTGTGCAACGTCTTGATAACCTTCAGGTTCTTTGCGGTATAGTTCGTTGAGAATCATGCTGTATTTATAACGCCGGCGGTGCTGCAGGACCTGGCCCTGCAGGTGCTAGCCCAGGTGCGCCAGGTTGTGCGCCGGGTGCGCCGCCCACTGCACCAGCTTCTGCGCCCACTGGGGTGAGATTTTGTAGGTCTTGACCAGTTTGAATATCTGTTTCCAGGCCCGCAGGTGTGATACCAATTGATCGTAGATCTTGTCCCTGTGTGGTTTGCAGCTCGGGTTGGTCCCGCTCTTCGCGCCACATTTTTTCGTTTTCGATAATTTCTTCTTCGCTGAGTCCCAAATAACGCTTGAGCATAAAGCGTTTGCTCAAATAAGGAACTGCTTCAAGCGAAGTAAATGTGTTTACACGGCTGGTGTCCAGTTCAATTTCTCTGTAGGCGGCAAAGTTCTGTGGTGCACAGAAGTTCAAGTTGAACAGTCCTGCATCAATGTTGAATCCTCTCCAGCGCAGGAACATTTTGAATTCGTCGTCTAATTTCTGTATAACAAGTTGCTGTAAACGTTCGCAATACTGGTTAAAGCGATATTCCTGAATCAGTGCTGTGCCCACACGACCGTCATTCAGTGGCACAGAAGAATCGTCAGGGCCTGTGGGCAAATAGCTGGATGGCACACGCAGACCACGTGCCATTTTGTTGTTGAAATATTTCAAGTCATCAATTTCGCCCAGGTTCTGACCGCCTTGCAAGGTGTCCACTGAGCTGCCACGCCCTTCAGAAGTCTGGGGGAAAAAGTAATCTTCGTTGATGCTGAGTGGGTTGTAGGTGGCATCCATCATGTTTTGTCCGCCGCCACTGAGTGTGGGGATTCTACGCTGGTGCATTTCGTTCTTCACACGCTCCACAAAGGCCATGGCCATGTGGCTGGGCATGTTGCCCACGTCAATTTTGAAGATTCTGCGTTCTGGTGCACGGCTCACACGATAGATCAGCACGGCATCTTCCAGCAGTTCTTTCTGCTTGTAGACCTTGAAAATGTTTTCCAGCACTGACTTGCCAAACGGCCAAAATACATCCAGACCTTCACTCAAGCTGATGTGCACAACGTGTTTGGCATCCAGTGTGGCTTCGTTCACTGCTCTGGCAAAACGACTGTTGCCTACCAGGCCCTGACTGCCTGATGGTGCTGTGTAGTTGCCTTGATTTGTGATTGACCCCACCGACGGGTTTACCACAAAGTCCTGGGCTGTTTTAGCAGCCACAGTCATGTTTTCAAAGTTGGGGTTTAGATCACGAATCACATACTGCTCGGGACGCTTGCCTTCTGATTCGTTTACAATGATGCGACTGACCTTGGTCATGTCTACCCACATCATTTCAAATGTTTCTGGGTCACGCACAAACACTTGATCGCCATACTTGATAGAATTGCGAAACAGTTTGAATATACGCTGATCCAGTTTGTTGAGTTTGGTCCACTGTTGCAGTTGCTTTTTGATGATTTCTACTTCGTGATCAGTGGGATTGTCTGTGAACTGTATGTCAAACGGTGTGTTGTTGTCTTGGTTTCTCTGTGTTGAGAACTCAGCAATGATGTCCAAACATGCATTGATTTCTGAGTCACAATCCATGTTTTCGTATTGATTGTAACGTTCGATTCGATTGGGATGGCCCGAATACACTTCAGGCAATCTGCTGGCATAGTTGCGATAAGCAAAGTCGTTGGCTGTGTAGAGCCCGCCTTGCATGCTACTACCGGCTGTGCCAGTTTTACCGTAGCCAGGCAAACCAAACTGATTGGTACCCGATATTGGACTCATGTCCCCGCCGGAGTTAGCGACTTTAAAATACTTACGCCATGTCATAGGTTGTATTTACCTAGGGTTATTGTTGATACTTCAGTATTCTCTCACTGACATACAGCTGATTTCTGCTCAACGAAATCAAATCGTCAACACGTTCGATCAGTTTTGTCATGGTGCCTTCACTGGCACCTGAATTTGGATCGGTTGTTCCGCCTGCAGGTCTGATTGAAAGTTCTTCATTGCCATGCATGCGAAGATTAGGACTGTAGCCACTCATAGGTCCACTCAGCATGCCTCTGTAGCCAGCAAACCCGCTGATTTCAGCATGAATATGGGGAGCAGTTGCCCGACTACTAGGATTGGTATATTCATCTAATACCTTTGCAACGCCAGGCATGGAACGAATCATTGCAGCAATCTCAGCTGACTTGGCTGGATCTTTGATTGTAAAATCCAACGCTCTTCCTTGTGAATGAAGACTGTTGGGGCCTCGCTGATACGTATCGTTGAATGCACTGAAATGAATCAAGTCGCTGCCCAAATCTCTTTGTATTCTTTGTGCCAGGGCATATAGTTTGGGACTTGCTTCACCGCCGGCTGTTGCTTCACCGCTTTTTATTCTCAACCCCTGAGTAGTAGCGCCAGGGCCACCATGCATTTGATATCCAGCATAACCTGCTAGTCCACCAGCTATACCTCCACCTATTGTGCCAACAATCGGAATGGCTGAACCAGCTGCTGCTCCACCAACTATACCAGCACCCACAGCCGCTAATTGCCCAGCTCGAGTGCCTGTTCCTTGTCTTCCAGGTCCTTTGCTGGGCGCGCCAGGCAGCAGGCTGGTTAGAGTTTCAACCACTTCAGTCAAATACGCCAATGCACGAGTTGCCGGAGACACACCAATGTTGATAAAGCTCTGTATGTTGTTTGATATATCAATCATTCTCACTCTAGCCTCAGCTTGAGCTTTGGTAGCAGCGTCTGTGCCTTTTGCTAGAGCATTTACTTCGTCTTCGGCTTTAGCTGTTTGCCGGGCAAAGGGATCAAGCCCATTATTGACTTGAATAACATCGCTGTTTAACTTACTAAACACACCAGATATGCCAATTCTGGAAAGTTGTTGGTTTAATTCAATGGTTTGTTTTCTTGCGTCTCTCTCTAATTGCATGTATTGATCAGCATTTATTCTTCCTTCTTTGAGAGCTTGTGCAAATTCTAAAAGTTCAAAATTAGTAGAGAACAGGGACTCTAATTGATCTTCGTTATTGTGAATAATACCATCTATGCTGAGTGCAAATGCACGAGCTTTTTTTGGATCAATAGCATCTAATCTTTTAAAAACAGCATCTAAATTATCGGCAACTTTTGGATCTACATCCATGAGTGAAGCATAAAAGTTGTCAATATCTTCGGCTCTTTTACGAGCATCTTCGAGATCTTTTGCTTGTAGACCTGTTAATCTAGTTAATGTTTCCTGTTTTTTGATATATTCAATTGCGCCTTGAGTTGTTGCTTCTGTGGCACGACCCAGGCGTCCCATTTGAGTATAGTATCTAGCGGCCGAGCGAGCTTGTTCGTCTGTAGTTAACCCCATTGCCTGAAAGTTCACACGGAGGTCTTTGAACCCTTCTACCATTTCTGCCAGACGTTTTCCGCCTGTGGCAGCAGTGCCTCCAAACAATGCAAAGTCCCTGCTGTTCTGAGACAGCAAAGCAGTCATTTTGTCCAGTTCATTTATGGTGTATCCAAAGCTCTTCATGCTGTTGAATACATCTGTCATGGCTCGGCCGCCTACAGCGCCCGATCTGCTGATGTCTTGGAATGAGTCAAATAACCGGTCGCTTTGTTTGAACGCAGAAGTAACAAACCACGTCAATGCACCAATTACTGCACCTATGCCTTTGCCCAGCACCCCAAACTGACTGGCCACTGTTTTGGCCACATTTCCGGTTGCTTCGACGCTGTTGCTAAACACAGATGCACCTTTAGCACCTTCGGTTATATCTTGAGCTGCTTGTTTGCTGGCCTGCCCCAACTGTTTGAGATTTTCTTTTAGGGTAAGTGTGTAGTTTTTTACCCCTTTGGTTGCGTCAGCAAATTCGCGAGCCATTGCCTCAGTGACACGACCAGTTCTCAACAGTTCCGCGTTGTAGCGATCAAAGATCTCCTGTATTTCTTCCGGGGTATACATATCGGCCATAATTATATTTACCGAGAAAAAATCATGATACCAAACAACCCACTACGCCAATATTTTCGCCAACCTGCAATTTTTATACGCTTGCCCAGCGGCGGCGCTTTCTATCCCGAAGGTGCGCTGAACATGCCACCCAATGGCGAAATTCCTGTTTACCCCATGACTGCCATTGACGAAATCACTTACCGAACCCCCGATGCACTGTTCAACGGTCAGGCCACTGTGAGTGTGATTCAAAGCTGTGTGCCCAGCATCGTCGATCCGTGGTCTATTCCGGCCATGGACATTGACACAATTTTGATCAGTATTAGAATTGCCAGCTATGGACACAACATGGAAATTGAATCGCAATGTCCGCATTGCAAGCATCAAGACACATTTGGCACTGACCTGCGCACAGTGCTGGACGCCATGAAGGCTCCCAACTATCAATCACACATTGATTTTCGCGACATTGAAATTTATTTTCGTCCCATGACCTACAAGAATCTCAACGACAACAACAAAAAGCAGTTCGACGAACAGCGCATGTTACAGGGGTTAGACAGCCTGGATCAGCCCACCGAAGAGAAGATCAATCTTCTCACACAGGCACTGAAAAAGATCACAGAAATCACTGTGGAAGCCTTGGGTCAGAGTGTGGCAGCTATCAAAACTCCCACAGCCCTGGTCACCGAACAAGCATATGTTCAAGACTTTCTAAAAAACTGTGATCGACAACTGTTCAATCAGATTCGCGATCACATTGTGAGTCAAAAGAGCATGAGTGAAATTCAGCCCTTGACCATAAAATGTCCAGAGTGCACCAAAGAATATCAGCAGGCCCTGACTCTGGACATGGCAAATTTTTTCGCTCCCGCCTCTTGACCATGAACTCTGAGTCTATCTCAGACCTGGTGGACCAGATGGAAAAAGACACCAACAACATACGTCAAGAGGCTCTCAAAATCACTTGGTATATGCGAGGTGGGGTCAGCTACGACGCAGCATTGAATCTCAGTGCTGCCGAACGAGCCCTTATCAATGATATCATCAAAGAGAATTTGGAAACAACTAAAAAGTCAGGACTGCCATTCTTTTAAGATGTGCTGCGCACATCTGTTGTTTTCGCTATCGCTCAACAACAGTTTATTTGAAACACAAGAGCGAAGCGATTTAATACTCATCTAGATTAATCGGTCACACTTTGCCCGCACAGGGCAAAGATTGTTCTCATCTGAGTAGCACAGTCACTAGCATTGGGGTGTTTTGCAGAGGCGGTTGTCCGATACCTCCATCCCCGTTCTTATCACAACGGCGTTTATACTCCCAAATGCTAGCTTGGGCGTATAAAGTGTAGCATCGCTGCTACGTCTTTTTAGCTCTACGAATTCTGTTCAAACAATCAAATGGCGGCATTTGCCATCGTCGTCCTGTCAAGGATAGTGATTGAGTGCTCGCTAGCGCGGCGAGGCTTCCACTCCCTGTGATCCGAGATCCAGGTATAGGGCACACGATGTTGGCTTGTGCTGGCCTTAACTGCTTAATTTGTCTTTGATGTGACTACCATGAACACGCACCTGAATGTGCCCGTTATAGTAGTCGGCTGATTCTAATACACGTCTGAAAAATTGTTCTCTTGCTTCAATATAGCTGCACTCTGATTTTGATCGACAGTAATAAAGTATTTCTCGTTGAAAATTTTCTTTGCCCAGAAGTTCTACGTCCCGGGTGAGTTCAGGGCTTGAACCATAATAGTCCTGCCAGTCTGAGTCCACCTTGGAGCGAATCTTGCGTTTCTTTTTGTTGCCGTTTTTAAGTTTTACTGTTTTCTGAGTTGTTTTTGAGAATTTGGCTAGTTTTTTGCCTATGTATTTGCGATTGTTTGTGATGTTGGTAATCAAGTAGACAAAGCCCACGCAATCTTCTGGGAGAGTTTCCACTGGTTGATTGTTGTATAGCCATGTCATGTATTGTAATTATTGTGATAACTGCGGCACATGCTTTTTCTATGTTCACACAGTCAAATCAAATTTGTTGTTGAGAAGTAGTAGATATTTTATAAAGTTTTCTTGATCAATTATGATTTCAACTAATCCGTTAAAGCCCCAATACGTGCTTTGGATGTTTTTTCCTTGATCGGTGTTATATTTACAAATTTTTATCAAATTGATTTCTTCTATAGGAATACCTCCCAGACGCATTTCTTTGAGTTGAACAAACTTATCATCTAGAATCTTGCCACTAGAGTCGACCAGAGTATCAACGGAATAATTTTTGCCACTGAGTTCAATTTTGACAGTGGTTGGCAGATTAATATCTATGTCAACAAGTTCACTGTCAACTGGCTGACCGTTGATGGTCATATGTATTTTGCCGTTGTAGCAACCGTATAAAAATTTTAATTTTAGATTAGTAATCATCATCTACTGTGTGTTCAATGGTTTGCTCATTTGTTAAGGATTTAAATCCGCATTCTTCCGTGCAAATTTTGTTAAGTTCTAACATGTATTCGATGCGTTGACTACTGGAAATTTTTAAGTTTTGATTAATCCAAATACTGGGCAATTTGCCTTGTTGTATGTTCATCGACTCACTATTTTGTTCTAGTGTTGTTCCGGGCAAAATACTGGCAAAACTTAAATTTAAAAATGCCACAGGACTTTCGGCATAACATTTTCTATCTCTGAACCATTGCTTAGTGTATTCGTAGTCTTTCAATGTCTCGGTGGGATAGGCCACAATCATCAACAATCCCAATGGCACATTGTATTTTTGTGCCATTTCTAGATGATAATCAATATCTTCGTTGGTAAATTTTTTGCCCATACGATTTCTAACAGTAGAAATCACACTCTCGATACCGACAAACAGCATCGCATTGCTGTCCCTGAGCAGTGGCCAGAGATCTTCGGGATGCTGTTTAGACGAACGAACAATAAAGTATCCAGACCAACTGATTTGATTAGCTTTTGGTTTGTGTTTGTTGTAATCACAAATAAGAGACAATAGTTTTTTAAATTCTCGTGTGTTGCCATTTGACAGGCTGCTACGAAAATCAAAATAGTTTATTTTGTATTTGTTGAGTTGATACTGCATCTCGTTGAAGATGTCATCTGCAGTGCGATATTGAAATTTTTTCCAATGTTGTATTATATCACAGAACTCACATTCCTGAACGCATCCTCGAGTATCGCAAAGAGGGATCACTGGCAGCCGATACAAACTAAAGTCGTAGTCGGTGTAATCAGGATACGGTAAGTTATTAAGATTGGGTATAGGAGTCCAAGTTGTTGAATTTATTCCAGAATAGTCAATATTACCTTGACAGTATCGAACAATACTGATTTCACCATCGCCGAGAATGTAATCATCTATTAGGCCCAAATCCTTCATCTGGGTACAAAAATTTATACGATGATCTGCAATGAAATTTTTTGTGCCAGTCCCCCCGACAACTATTTGGCAGGAGTGTTTTTGTTTAATAGCGGCGCATAGCCATCTGGTAAAAATTTGGCAACTATAGATCAGTAGACTCAATGCAACTATGGACGGTTTGTGTTTGATTATTTCGTCGGCACAATAATCAATGATCTCAGTCAAGTCATCGACAACCTCTTTGTGTATTATTTGTGAGAAGAAAAAGTCTAAGATTTTTTTCTTGTTGGGATGTTCGACAATTGCATTCACAATTTTGATATTTAGATCAATTGCAACCGAATCAATTCCTGCAGTGGTCAAACAAGATTTTAACACTGCTGGTGCCATGATCGGATCTGTTGAATCAATAAATGGCACCGCACAAACTACTACTTTGGTGTTAGGCAATGTCGACGTCGGTGTTGTAATTTGTAAATCCATTTTCTTTGATAACCTTAAGAATATTTTCTACTCGTCCAGCCAGTTCATCTTTGTGACTAACTAGCCAAATGGACTTGTGACGCTCACGACTCATCTTCTTCAGCAGAGCTAGGCCGTTTTCCACACCCTGTGTGTCCAAGCCGTTGTCCATGAGTTCGTCAATGAACAGCAAATTAATGGGATGATACAAGCTTTCCCACACGTCGCGGAATGCCCAGCTCATACTCAAGATCAGACGTGTTCGTTCACCTCGACTCAAGTTGTCAAAGTCCAGTTCGCGGCCCAGTTCTTCAATGCTCACAGTCAAATCGTTCTGAAACTTCACAGTGTGTGGCAAACCAATGCGATCCAGGTAGTGTGTGAGTCGTTGATTCAAATAGCTCAAGTTCTGTTCAATGATCTTCTTGCGCACAAAACTGTCTTTGCTGGTCAACAATTTCAACAAGAAGTCCTGGTGCTCCTGTAGTCTGGTAAGCTCGTTTAGATTATCATAGCTTACCACCTGCAGGGCCTGCCCCTGCATGTCTGAAATCTGCTCACCGTAGGGATCAATTTCTGCAGACCTGGCGTCAAGACTTCGGCGCAAACTTTCCAAACTGTTGCGATGATTCAGCGCATCTTCCAATGTATCATAAAACACTGTGGGAGCCCGTCCCAGTTCGCCTAGTTGTTGCAATGTGTCTTGATGTTGTTGTTTCTGAGTGTCATTGGCCAGCAACTGTAGCGCAGCTTCCTGCAACGCTGCTTGTTTGACAGCTCGGATCTCGTCTTGTTTGGTATCATGTAAATCTTGTCCACAGGCATAACACTTGTGATCATCAAGTGATGCAATTTCTTTCTCTAGCTTTTCTACAGTTTTCTGTAGCTTGGCATCATCGGCAGCAATGTTACGAATATATTTTTCGGCCTCTTCTCGAGCTTTGCGCCGCTGATGATAGGAGTCGAGATCTCTGTGGGACTGCAATTCTTTTTCGATGTCGATGTGCTCAAGATCAGCAATGGCCTGTGCAAACTGCGCTACGTCTTCGTTGCGTTTTTTGATCCAAAGAGTCTGTCGCTTGCGCAAGCTTTCGATTTGTTCTTCAATGCGCTTGTTGGCTTCTTGCACAGCTCGAATTCTAAATTCTTCTTGACTGATAGCATCCTTGGTTTCACGATTGAGTTCTTTGATGCGATCTGCACGTTCACTCAGCTGAGTGATGCCCAGCAACTGCTCAATGATTGTTCGTTGTTCGTTGGCTTTGAGACTCAAAAATGGTTCGGTGTAGGTGTTCAAGGCCAACACATGTTTGAACATATCATGGCTCATGCCCAAAACACGTTCAATGGCGTCTTGCGTTTCTCGACTGTCGCCTTGAGCTTCGTCTGTGATAGTTTGTTCTTCGTTGTTGACGTAGAATTTCAGCACATTGGGTTTACGCCCACGTTCAATTTTAAAATCTTTGCCACCTACGTTGAAATCCAAACTCACCAACATGTGTTTGGCATTGGTCTTGTTCACAAGATTGTCTTTACGGATATTGCTTAAGGCATTGCCATACAACGCATAGCTCAAGGCATTGATGATTGTGGTCTTGCCTGTGCCGTTTCTTGATCCGTCTCCGCCCAGGTCCAAGTTTTCGCCCAGCACCAAGGTCAGGTCTCGACGATCAAAATCAATGCCTTGTGTGGCATTGCCCACACTCATGAAGTTACGAACAGTCAAATTTTTTATGTTAATTGTCATATTGCCTCATTAAATTATCTTTCCAGGGTAGCATTCTTAAATTACTAACTGCTGATGCATCCTCAACTGAAATACCTTTCTCAAAACATTCTTTTATTGTAATAATGTGATCCAGTTGCCATCCACCGTCTACACCGCACAATGTCCTAGGATGATTGTTTGGATTGATTATTTCTTTGTTTTGCTCATAAACTTTATGACTCAATCCGTGAACTTTTCTTGCATATTTTGTATATTCTTTTATATTTGGATTTCGGATAGTCCTTGATCCTATACCTTTTTTGGCAACATTTTCTGTGCGTAGTTGACACGAGTGCGAGCAATACTTTTTCTTCATTGCAGGTTTAACTACAAAAGTATTGTTACAATCTTTTCCTACACAACATCTAGTCTCATTTTTTATCCTGTTAGGTCGAGGTTTTGACATTACAGCCGACTGATCGTTTTTAATACCTAGTGCTTTTCGTTTATTTCCGACGGTGCCAATTCGCAGTCCTAATTTTTCTGCTACTTCGCGAACACTAAATGCAGTATTGTAAATCAAGACTAGTTCTTCGTTAGTCCAATTATGTGGCTTCACTCTCATGATTACAAGTCTCCTTGCAATTATTTACCTATTAACAGTAAAAGCCCTAATTTTAATCATAGTGTTTGATAAATCTTTAGCAGTAGTTTGTTATCATAAAATTCAGACTCAATGTTTGTGAGTTGATCTATAACAATTTGATCCACTGACTCAAACTTGACATCGCCGGGTGCCATGTCCTCATCTACACCTGCGGTTTTATTTGGGATCAGCGCCATCTCACGCAGACTGTAATCTTTGATATAGGTTTCTTTGATGAAGTTGGCTTCTTCGTATGAAATTTCAATATCTAGATTGACACGCACATGCATTCGGGGTCGGAGAAGAGTTTCAGCATTGTCAATGAGATTAGCCAAGCCGTAGACTCTGTAGGTGGGTTGGTCTGGCCATGCGAAATAACGTGGAGCCATGCCCCACTCCAACACAGTAAGTCCTCGTTCGTCGTCACCAGCATCTGCATAATTGTGAGGGAATGCGTTACCGATATAGGTAATGTTCTTTTTGGTCTGTCGCTTGTGAAAGTGCCCTGTATAAACATGCCCAAACCCTTCCAAGTGTTCTCGTTGTATCTCGCCATGATCCGGCATCTCTACCATGGCGTTCATCAAATACCCGGGCAGTTCAAAGTGGCCAAATAGATATTTTCCTTGCATCTTCATGAGTCGCCGATGATCGTCAGCCACAAGCCAAGGTGCAATAACCACATCGTCACTGCAAAACCAATCGTTGCAAATTTCCACATTAGGGAGGTGCCGAGCCCACTCAACGCTTTGTATATCTCGCTTATCGCGATAGTATAAATCGTGATTGCCAGGAATGAAATACACACGTTCAAAGTTTGCATTGAGATGCTCCAGGGCCTTGAGACTATAGTTCAAGGTAACAATATTTAAGCTGGCACGGTTGTTGTGCCAGTCACCCAGAAACATACAGGTCTCACAACCCTCTTCACGTGCCTTGGCTGTGGCCCATTTCACAAAATCCAAACAGTCTTCGTTGTGAAGAACTGAGTTTGATTTGAGTCCGAAATGAATGTCGGTAAAAATTGCAGCCTTGCGGAATAGATTACTCATCCTGCTAGTATACTACTCATCCAAGCTAGAAACAACCGGTCCGGACATGTAGCTGCCACCTTTGCCGGCATTTTGGCGAGTCCACGAAGGGTTCAGCCCGTTCATTTCCAAGATGTCGTCGCGTATGTTCTGCATTTTCTTTTCAATGTTCAGGATGCGAGTAAAGCTGTTAGTGATAGCGGCAGTATAATACGCAAAAGGGTTCTGCGATTTTGACTCGTCAAACTGGAGTCCAATTTGACTGAGTTGCAGCAGGGCCTGTCCCCGCATTTCTTCGTTGTAGGTGTATCCACGCCAGTTGCTCCTTGTGGCATAACGCTCGCACAGTTTCATAAACATCATGGCCAACTTGCGAGTCATTTCGCCGTGATCTTTGGAGAACTCTCCAGTGGCCAAATCACCTCGCCAGTGACTGCGACCAACCATGAACGGTTGCTTGGCATCGTCCAGTCTGTAGTGTTCAAATGGTGGAAAATTCACACGCATCTTGGTGGTATCCTGTGGAACATCCACCAGTTCAATATCCACATCTTGTTCGGTTTCTATTAGATCTTCAAATTCCAAGATGTCTTCGATCTTGCGTTTCTTTTGCTGTGACTTGGGAATCTTTTTAGGAGCAGCAGGTATGTGATCCCAGCACGTGACTCTAAACACCAGTTCAGTGTGCGCAATTTTTTTGTCGTTGACTTCTTGTCCAGTTTCTCGTTTGAGTCGATCTGCACGGTTGCGTCGTGCTTCGGCAATGGTGCGTTGATTGATTTTGCTCAAACTGGGCACAATGAGATCATACTGATGATCGGTGTTGCGATCTCGAAACCAGCAGTAGGTGTTTTTGCTGAAATGTATTTCTTTGAGTATGTCTCTGTTGTTGAGATAATTTGTTTTGGCCGGGGTTCTTGTTGGTGTGTCAGACACAGGCAGTCTCC